ATGGCCTCCCAGTTCTCCGGGGTAGCAGGCTGTAGCGGGGCTGCGTCGGCTGGCACGATGACCACGCGCCGTTCGTGCTTGGTCGTCCCCTGGTTCCGAACTCCAAGCTCCACGATCCAGCCCACGGCCTCGAGGGACGGGGCGAGACGGCGCAGGGCGTGGACCAACCCGTGGGGGGTTTGTGGCCAGGTGTCGTGATCCCGCGGGGCGAGGGTCCGGCTGGCATTCAATTCGCGCAGTAGCTCGGCTGCGGGGGCCCGCCAGCCATTCCGGGCCTCGAGGATCTTCAGGAGGGGTTCACCGATGGGCGAGGCCTCCAGGGCGCTCTGGACGGCGGTTTCCTGCATCTCACTCCAGGCCGCCTCGAACGTGGCCAATCCACCGGGGAGCTGCTCACCAACGGCAAGGGCCAGGCGGTAGAAGTCGGCCATACGGGGCATGCGGGCGGGGCGAAGGTCATCCCACCGGGCCAGGGCACCCGAGAGCGCAGCTAGGGCAGCCCCCAGGAGGCGGGGCCGGGCCGCCTCGAACCGGGCCCAGAAGACGTTCTCCTCCAGGCGGTCTTCCTCGCTGATCTTCTGGAGCTGGACGATGACCGTCCGTTCCAGCAGATCCGGCCGGCCGATCACATCCACGATGGAGTTGACGATCACCGGGCGCCGGGCGGCGAAGATGCACTCCTCGGAATTCGTGTAGAGCTGCCTCGTGGCGAATGCGGCGCCCGTGGCCAAGCGGCAGAACCCATCCGACAAATCCAAGCCGATGCGACTGAGATTGTCGAAGGAAAGGACCCAGCTATTCCGGGCAGCGATCGCCAGGTCTTCGTCCTTGCGTGGGGCAGAGCGGAGTGCCCCGCCACGGGGATCCACCAGGCGCTGGATGACTCGGGTTGCCGTGCTCTTGGCGCTGCCCTGGCCTCCTCCGAGGCTGAGGACGGGGGTGGGCCCGCGGTCCGTGTAGGCACCTTCCAGCCAGGCCACAGCGAGGACCAGGCCGTGATGGTCTGTGTGGAGGAACTGGCCCAACTCATCGAGGGATCCACCCGCTTCCGGGATGGGCAGGGCCTCGGTCCCGTTGGGGCGCCGGAAGCGAATCGGAGCCGCGGATCCCGGGATTACCCGAAAGCCCTTCGCGGTGATCTCCACCACGCGCCATTCGTCGTCAGCCAGGTCCAGGAAGATCCGGTCCCCCAGGTCTGCCACCCGAACGTGGACGGAGCGCCGAAGGCCGTCATGAATCGCCGCGGCCTCCAGGTTGTCGAGCGCGCCGTCCAGGTCCGCCTTGGAGAGTGCATCCCCCAGCTCGCGGTAGACCATGCCACCAAGCCAAAGGCGGCCGGCAGTGGTGCGCAGCTCCACATGCTCGAGGTGGTCATCCTTCTTGAAGGATGCGTACCCCTGAGGCGGCCCGTTCCCAACGGAATGCCACAGCTCACAGCGGCCCCGGGCAAGGTCCACGGCCTGGCGTCGTGCTGACGGCTTGGGCTTGGCTTCCTCGCTGGGGACCTTTATCGTCTTCTTCTTGCCTGTCACGGACGCCCCCATGCCCACTCGATGACATCCCGCAAGCCCATATGGACGTGTCCGGAGTGCATGCACCGGAACGAAGGCCAGGTGCCCGGGGTGTGGATCAGCACGGCGGAATCGTCGTCAATCCCGCCGGTGTGCTCACCCGCCCAGGGGCAGTGGGCCCGGCGCTTGGTGCCGTCTTTGAAGGCCTTCGGCTGGCCCACCTTCACGCCACGGGCCTCGAGGATCGGAGCCAGGTCCAGGCTTTTGAAGTCCACCGGCTTGCCGTCCACGCGGTAGACCTGGAACCAGCGCTCGCCGCGGTCGAATTCCGCCTTGCGCTCCGCCTCCACGGCGGCCTGCCAGGGTTCACGAGGGGCGACGAACGGCGCCGGGGGCTCATTGATGGGGATGAAGAGCGCCTCCCCGGCGGTGGTGGCCCAGCGGATCGTCTCAGGGGTGGGGCTGCCAGGCAGGAACGCCAGCGCCGCAGGGTTGCGCAGCACGGGGATGTCGAAGCCCTGGCGGTAGCGGCTCAGCCCCAGGTGACCCAGGGCCCATTCCGTGAAGGATTCCCAGCGTTCCACCGAGACGGGTTCTGCGAGGGGGACCACCGCGCGGAACTTCTCCCACTCCGGGGAGCTGGACCAGGTGGTCCAGAGGATGCTATCAACCCCGGCTGCCTGGAGGGCCTCCACCACCTGGTTCATGGTGACGGGGGCCTCGATCCGGACCTTCCGTGTCTTCGGTCGGCTGGTGGGCTCACCCGTGCGGGGGTCGGGATAGAATTCGCCGGTCGGTTCCTGCTGTGAGTTGTCACAGTCGAGGATCAGGAGGGAGACGCCATGGGCATTGTCCCTGCCCCGGGAGACGCCCTCTGGGTAGAAGGCGCCAGAGATGGCCGGCATGGAGCGCTTGAGATCCCCGCCAGGGTTGCCGGGGCGAGGCTCAAAGCTGCGTTGCAGGCCGCCCTTGAGGTTGGGCCAGAGACCATTCCAGCGCTGGGGCTCATTGTCGCGGGCGTGGTCGAAGAAGGAGGCACGGATCGGGATCACTGGAACTCCTCCAGGATCTCTTGCAGGTAGCGCTGGGCACTCTCAGGATCAGGGCCCGGCTCCACGAGCTGGCGGAGCGAGCGGAGGCCCAGGGCCTGGTCGATGCCACCGGGCAGTTGGAGGGCGAGCACTGTGGCGGAGGGGGTCATCGGCTCACCGGCTCAACATCAATCCACCGTTGACCGTCCCATGCCTCCAGGCTCTCCGTGGATTCAAGGGGAATCGGGAGGTAGGAGATGAACCAATCTGAAGGGTTGGCTCCCTGCCGTTTGCCAACGGTCACTAGGGCGCGGAACTCGTGCCGTGAGATTCCGCTGGTAAGGCGGAACCCATCAAGGTCTTCGACAGGGAAGTCAGGGTGAATCTTGAATCTGAAGAGGCCGCCAGCGAGGTCATGCGTTTCGCGCATGGTGAGGGTGCGGACCTGGCCAGCAGCATTCCCCCACCCTTTTCTGGCCGTAGGCTCAAACACTGGACGCCGACTGAGCCAGACGACTGGACGCTCCGTGGCGGGTGCGCCGGGAGTTGGGATCGGAAGTAGGGCACCTGATTTTCGGATCAGCGGCAGTTTCGTGCCGACCGTGTAATGCCACAGGGGGGCCACGGGGCCGGTCATCTGGACACCTGTTGCAACTGCCGTTGCGTCTTGACCCACTTATTCAGCCGAAGTCCGAGCGCGTGGACCGTGATGGGCATCTCCCAGCGCCATAGATGTTTGGCGGCGTCAACTAAGGCCATGCGGATTGACTCCACATTGGCTATTTCACAGGGTTGACCCGCTGCCTTTAAGGCGTCTACGAAATGGGGATGTTGGAAAGCGGCCCAATAGGTAGCGTCCACCTCTGATTTTGCCGGATAGGGCTTATCCAGGTCCTGCTCGATGGGATGGAAAGCGATGGGTGCAACAGGGACTGTCACTTCGCCACACAATTCAAGGACAGCCTGCTCACAGGTGAGTCCCTTCTGAACCTGAAGGGCCTCGCGCTCGGCTCCGAATTGCTGGGCTGCCTCGAGCATGGCTTCATTTATCTGCTCGTCAGTGGCGAGCGTGATGCCACGATCTTTCAAGATGGTGGCGGCGCGGCGGCCCACACTTTCAGCACTGAGACGGAGAATTTCGGGCAGGCGGCTCATTCCGGCACCCGTGCTTCCAGTTCGTACCCAGCGGCGTCCCCCAAGTCTTCCAGAACGTCACAGAGGGCCTGGAATATCTCCCAGGCGATCAACTCTGTGGGGGTGGAAGCATTGTCCTCCGCCCTGGCTTTTTCGAGCCGATGCAGAGCGAGGGCCAAGCGAGTGCTGGTCATCACCAGGTCGTAGGAGCGGCCGAATTTTCCGCGCTCGATCTGGACGGGCGGGTAATCGGGGCAGGCCTCAGCCTGGCCCTGGTTGGGCGTGGTCTTCGTGTTCCCCATGTCTCTCTCCCCTCACTTCTGATTCGATTGGCGGACTTCAGTGGCCTTCTTGGTCTCCTTGCGGGTGGCTGCCCACGCCTGGAGGTCCGCCAGGCAGTAGGAGCGCGTCCTCTGCGTCAGGCGGATGAAGGGCGGGCCGTCCGGGCTGGCGTGGAGGTATTTCAGAGCTGCCTTGTTCCTCAAACCAAGGAACTGGACAGCCTCCTCTGCGGTCAGATACCGCTGAGGCTTGGGCAGCTCCAGCTTGGGAGTGGTGGTTTCTTCGGCCATGAGGCCTCCTTTTTGAGGTGGAGGCCCCTATAATTGGGGTGCCTCCTGTTACGGGTGGCGATCTGGGCACTGGTCTTTGCTTGCAGGCGGGCCAGTGCTTTTTTGTGGATCAACTGCGGTCTATTACCTTCTCTGCTGATCAGTTTGGATCTTTGTGTCCTCCTGTCGATTCGGAACAAAAGTATTCAAGAATGTTCTTTTGTTCCATCCGGCGTGGTTGCCCGGCTGATCAACTTCTCCCAGGCCTTGAGCGTGACCCGGTCATTCCCGTGGGCTTCGTTCCAGACCAGGCGAGCGAATCCGGCCAGGGACCTCTGCGAGTAGTGCTTGCCGTGGGCCTGGAAAAACTCCTGGCAGAGCTTGAGGCAATCCAACTTGCCCGTGCTTGGGTAGCGTCCCCCTGTCTTTGGGGCCTGGGGGATCGCCATACAGAAGACGACTTTCTTCTCAATCTCCCCAAGGTGCTTTGTCAAAGTGGTCACCATCGCCCGAACCTGGACAGCGGTCTCAAAATGGACGTCGTGTGGAAGAAGTGCATTAAGAGCTGTCACGGCCTTCTTGCATCGCTTGGCCTGGTTCTCAAAGAACCTTCGGTGCTCGGGCCAGTAGCCCGGTTCAGAGAGCGTCACGTCCCGGACCGACTCGATGAGTGCCGCGATCACTACAGTCAGGCGGTCCAGCTCCTCTGCATCCCCAGGGGCAAGGGTCATGAAGCGAAGCCAGGTCGGGGCCGTCACTTCTTCCCCTTGAGCTTGTTTGACAGGCTGCCCGCTACCCTCTGCGAGGCCTCAAGGCGCGGATCCACGCCGGGCTTGGAGTAGCGACCCGAACTGTTGAAGTCCTTGTGACCCAGGAGGGCGGCGGTCATCTGGATGTTCTGCCCCACGTTAGCTGATTCATTCCCGTGCGCGTGCCGCAGGTCATGACGCCAGAGGTCGTTCACTTCAGCCTTTGCCAGCAGGCGCTTCCAGAATCGGGTGAGGTATTTGATGGGCTCCCCGACGACCTTCCCCGGGAGGACGTAGGGGTGCTCCACCAGCTCACGGTCGTCATTGAAATAGCTCAGGCGGGGCAAGCTCTGGAGCACCAGGAGAGTGGCATCGTTCAAGGGTGCTGAGGATGCGCCGGTCTTCGTGTCGGTCCAGCGGATCGTCCGCGCCTCGAGGTCGATCTGGTCCCACCTGAGGCCCAGGACCTCACGGAGACGGCGGCCCATGAAGAAGAGCAGTCGCACGGCTGCGATGGTGAAGACGCTCTCTTCCCCCTCCCGTTCCATCTCGCAGAGCGCGGCGCCAAGCCGCTCCATCTCCTGGTCCACGATGGGGCGCTGACGCTCAGGCTCGAAGTAAGGCTTCCAGCCGATCTTCTGCAGCATTGCCATGGGGTTGGTGTTCAGGTCGCGCATGGGTGGCTGCCACATTTCGGCCCGGTCGCAAATCTGCCCCAGGAGCTGCATGCAGACGTTCGCCGTCCGTGGCTTGTGGGCCAGGCTCTTGTGGAAAGTCCAGGCGTCCTCATAGGTGATGGTCCGGACGGGGCGATTCCGGAAGGCCTCACGGATCCACTTCAGGGCCGAGCGATAGGTGACGGCGGTCCTGGGTTTGACCGTCTGGAGGTGCTCCTTCTCGAACTTGTCGACCGCATCCTGCCAGAGGGCCTCGAAAGGGCGCTGGTCTAGAGCCTCACCACGGCCGAACTTCACCATGAGCTGGTGGTACTCGATATCAGCGTTGGCCAGGTCCTTGGAGTCGAGGGTCTTCCACACAGAGCGCTTGCCTGGGAGGTTCAGCTTCACGACGTATGCGACCGTCCCGCTGGCGTTGACTCGGACGCCGAAACCAGTGCGCCGGGTGTCCCAGACGTAGTATTGATGGGATTCGGGCTGTAGTCCTGCCACTACATCAGGAGTCAACCGGATGCGCCTGGCAGCCTTCGGCGTGGCCCGATCCTTCGGACGTTCCATCGGGGGGGAATCCGGTAATGTCCGAAGAATGTCCGACTCGAAAGGCGCGTCATTGCTGGCATTCGGACGTTGTGTACGTTTCGGACGTTCCGAAACATTCCTTTTAGGTGTGCGTGTGCTCGGCATGCTGGCGACTCTTGGGGTGGACTTCTCTACTCCCAATCTACGCCAGTGTTCCCTTCTTACAACTATTTTTCTACTCTGACTCTCATTCTTCTATGTCATTGCAATGAAATAGAACCAGTTAGGTATCTTGTCTGCCTGTTGCGATTCACTGTCCATCTGCTTTGGGAGCAGAGGGTCGGAGGTTCGAATCCTCTCGCCCCGACCAAGAAAAGAAAAGACTTACGGGCTCCTGGGCATCCCCCACGGAGCCCTTTTTCTACGGCCTCTCTACGCGAGCCCCCCTTTTGGCCGCCTCCTGGACTCCTGCTCTTTTCTCCTTTCAATGTAGAAATAGAAAAGGAATGTCCGAAACGTCCCAAATGTCCGAATGCAAGCATTGGCGCGGTTCTCCGTTCGGACGTTCGATTTTTTCAAATGTCCGAAACGTCCAAACGAAACGTCCCAAGATTCAGTATCCATGCGAGTTCAGCACTGGCAGCACGGCACTCCCGGTCCTACACTGATTCCGTGGGCACCCCATGTCCCGCGCTCTCCCACCCCCGCTCCCCTGCGGGGGTTTTTCTTGGTGCACACGCCCGGCATGAACGCCACGACAGCAATCACGTAAACCCACGCCAATCCATCGTCCCGGCCTGTGCACGCCGTGCAAGCCTGCCTCAGGCACGAGGCCTAGACCGGCCGCCAAGGTGTCTGCGGTCGCCTCCATGGGTGCTGCCTGGGGTCTCTCAGGCCAGCATCCTCAGCACGGCCGCTCCTGCCCCGATGGTGGCCACCAGGACGCCACAGCCGAGCGACCGGCCCACCTTGCGCTGACGGCCGCTCCGGGAGAGTGGGACGCCGATCTGGCGGGATAGGCGCGCCTGCGCAGCCGATATGCCCAGGGCCCGCCTCCAGGAGAAGGACAGGCCCGGGATGCCAGATCGTTTGCCCATGGGCGAGAGTCTACGGCAGCGGTGCACCTGGTGGTCGACCTGGTCACGAAAAAGGCTGGCACTGCCGGGATCCGATTGGGCAGTGCCAGCCACCCGCCTTCCCAGTGCGGGTCAGAGACCTTCTTCGGGGGGATCCTCGAGGATGCCCACCAGTGGCTTGGCTTGGCGCTCCAGGGCCATAAAGAGCGATGCCCCGAACCTGGTGGCCAGAGTCCTCCGTGTGACCAGGAGGCCGCCTAGACCGTCGAACACGGCCTCGAAGGCGCCGGCCTCCCCGCCGAGCTTCCCCCAGGCCTGGAAGGGCACGTCTGCGGGGCTGTGCTGCGCCTTGCGGAGGAGGACCAGGGCGATGGAGTCGAAGTCCAGCTCCCCGTCTTCTGTCTTGGGGATCGGGCCGAAGGCGAAGTCCCGGGCCTCGCTCATCACATATTCCCGTTGCGGTTGCGGTGGCCGTCCTTCAAGACGGCAAAGAGCTTGTCCTGGTGCTTCATAAGCGTCCGGTGCACGTCCTTGCCATCCATGGCGGTGATGTTGAAGTGGATCTGGGGCCCGCCTCCACCCTTGCCCATGTTGCGGATCGTGTCCGCGTGCTCCGCGGGGAGAACCATCTCGCGTTCGTGGAGCTGCGTCATGGGATTGAGCCCTGCGGGGATGTCCCAGCCCTTCGCAGCGGACGCGATGCTGCCCATGTAGCCCATGCCCGTGGCGAAGGCCTCAGCACCGACACCCGGGGCCATGGCCCAGCCCGTGACGGGGATCGCAGCCACGCTGCTCATGGCGTTGACCGCGTAGGTCCCGGCAGCCGCGGTGATGTCGCTAACCGCGGCCGCCTTGCCCTGGATCTTGCTCAAGATGAACTGTTTCGCCTGCTCGATGCCCATCTGCACGAACATCTGGACGATGGAGCCGGTCACCGTCTTGAACAGGCCCTGGAGCGCTTGGCCGAAGGTCTGGGTCTTCATGATGATGCTGGTGAGGGCGTTGCCCAGGCTGCTCTGGATGGTCTGCCCAAGTTGCACCCAAAGCAGGTTCTCCTTTTGAGCGAGCTGACGCTTGTAGGTGGCAATGTCATCCATGGCCTTGCGCTCAGTGGCATCCCGCTTGATGCGCAGGGCCTGGACCTGAGCCCCGCTGAGGGATTCATCCAGCATCTCCTGGTTGATCGCGGCCTTCTCCACAGCCAGCTCCTGGGCCTTGAGCTGCATGAGCTGGCGGAGGGACTCCTCCTTCGACATGCGGCCGGCGTCCACTTCCTCCTGGATCAGGGTGCGCCTGGTGGTGAAGCCGTCCTTGGCAATGGCCAGCTCCTCGTTGAGGTCGGCCTTGTCCATGGCGCGGTTTTCGTCGCTGTCCTTCTTGGCCAGGGCCCGGCGCTCGTCATACATCGCCTTCTCGGCTGCCACCTTCTTGCTCTGGACGGCCTTGTAATCCGCGTCCCCGACGTTCAGCTCCTCGAGCACGCCCGTCCAGTAGTCGGCCTCGGCCTTCTTGCCCATGACCTTCTTGAAGTCGGAGAGGACCATGATCGCGTCCTTCTGCGCGTCCAGCTCCTCCTGGTAGCTCGCCATGTGGGATTCGGGCTTCTTCTCCTTCTTTTTCTTTTCGGGTTCGGTTTTGCCGGTGTCCTCCGGGGAGGTCTTCTTGCCGGCGTCGTCCCAGATCCGGGCCATGGTCTCGCCCAGGTCCTCGTACAGGTCCGCCTGGATCTTGGTCGTCTCCTTGGTGATCGCCTCCATGCGGCCGTTGGCTGCCTTGACTGCGTCCACTGCCCCGGCGAAGTCACCCTTGATGAGCTTGCCGACCACCTGGCCGATGCCCTTGAATCCTTCGATGGACTTCAAGAAGAAGTCCGTGATCGCGGCGACCGTCCACTCCACTGCGAATTTCAGGGTGTAGAAGGCGGTCGTGACGCCCTTGATGATGGCCCCGAAGATCATGGCGGCCCCGGGCCCGATCTCCCCGAAGAAGTGGCCCAGCTCAGTCAGGGTGGGGATGAGTTCGTTCCCCATCTGCACATTGAGGGACTTGCCCACCAGCTCCATGTCCTTCATGGACTCCTTGTAGGCCCGTACCTTCGCGGCTCCGTCCGGGCCCACCAGGAGGTGGAACTTCTCCGCCTTCTGGCGGCTTTCCTCGATCAGGTCAGCATTGAGCTTGAGCAGGGTGTTGATGTTGCCGACGCGGCCGCCGAACAGCTCCTGCGCGGCCGCATTGAGGTCCGTGCCCTTCTTCAGGCCGCCCAGCTTCTCAATCACGTCCATCATGACTTCCTGGCTGTTCCGCCAGTTCCCGTCCACGTCCCTGGTCTGAATCCCCATGGTCTCAAAGGCCTCGCCACTGGTCCGCATGTGCATGGTGAGCTTGTTGACCAGGCCGGAGTATTCCTCCGAGCCCATGCCGATGTGATGGAGGGCGATTGCCAGGCCGGAGGCGGCCTCCGTGGTGATGCCCATCTTCTTGGCCAGGCCCACCACCTCCCCGGTCCACTCCACCGTGGCCTTGATGGCCTCCTTGAACATCGCCCCGCCAGCCATGACAGCCGAGAGCGCTCCGAGGGTACCCATGAGCTTCTCAAACCCGGCGCCGATGCCGTTCACGCTGCTGGTGATCTTCTCCGCGGCGTCTGCGGTGCCCTTGTGCGCCTGGCCCAGCTTGTCCAGGAAGTCAGCGACAACGGCTTTGAATTGGACGACTACTTCTTGATCAGACATGGAGCGTCTCCAGGATCTGGGCCGCCACGGGGGAGGCGCCGAAGGCCGCCATGAGGGCCTTGGGCAGGTTCGCCAGGTCGATCAGCTCATCCAGGTCCTCCAGGGTGAGGTCCGGATAGTTCCGGATCAGCGCGGAGTGGAGGACGCCCATGACCAGGTCGATCTGCGGGGCGGTGGGCACCTCGCCAATGTCCTTGATCTCTGGCCAGCGGGGCCCCAGCTCGCGCAGGGCTTTCATGGAGAGAGGAGGCACCACGAGCTCGCGGCCTCCGAGGGTGAGGGTGACGCCGGGGATGAGTTTCTGTTCGGTCATGGTGGCTCCTGTGGGGCGTGCCGGCAAGGGAGTGGGGGTTAGGTGGTGCTGCTGTCCTTGGAGAAGAGTTCCGCGTAATAGTCGAAGAGGCCGATGCCGGCCTGGATCATGTGCGCATAGACCAGGCTGTCGCCCTTGTCCGGGCTGCGGCCGATGCGGGCGATGATGTCTTCCTTGGCCTCCACGAGGATCCCGCGGGCGGTGATCTTCCAAGTAGGCGCGCAGAGGTCCGCGCGGAGCTCCGGGTCAGGTGGCAGGGCCAGATCCTGGCCACTGGAGGGGTCCAGGGCCTCCCGCAGTCGCCACCAAGCCTCCGCCCTCGCGTTCACGAAGCCGAGCATCCCGGACTTGTCCCGCCCCTTGGCAGCGGCCGCGCCGTTCACGGGCACCACCACCAGGCCGTCGCGGTCCTTGAGGAAGTCATAGACGCTGCCCCCGACCCCAATCACGTCGACGTTGACGACGGCGCCCTTGCCGGCGTGCTCGAGCACGAGCGCAGCGACCGCGGGGCCGTCAGGGGTGGCCTTCCCGGGATAGGTCCAGGCGTGGCCGAACCAGGCGCCATGCCGTGGCGTGATGGCCGTCTTGTCCCTGCCTCCTCTGGCCACATCGACGCCAAGAGCGGACATCGGGGCCCCGCCGTGGCCACCTTCGGTCCAGCGTTCCTGGGCCAGCCTCACCCACTCGCTGGGGATGATCTGCTGGACCGGATCTTCGCGGCCGGCCTTGAAGTCGCCGTACAGCATCTTGCTGCGCATGGGTTCGGGCAGGGCCTGGAGGTTCGCCATGTAGCTGGATCCCCGGTAGACGGGGTTATCCTCCACCTTGGCCGGAATGAAGGTCCGGGACAGCGGCATCACCAGCTCCCCGTTGATCATCACCGGGGAGCCGTCGGGCATCTCCTGGTCCCGGCCCGCGATGGTGGTGAACCAGCGCAGCTCGCCGGGCTGGGCTGGGTTCGGGTGGTTCTCATCCAACCAGGGGGCCCAGAACTGAATGACCCAGAGGCCGTCCGCGGAGGTGGGGGGGTTGCCGGTGCAGATCACCCGGCACCGCTGACCAGGTCGAGCACTCCGGTTCCAGCCGATCACGAAGCGGAACTGGGCCTCGGAAAACTCCGTCACCTCATCGAACCCATAGAGGTCATGCGGCTGCCCCTGGTAGTTGTTCATGTCCTTGTCGAACTGCAGCGAGGCGAATTCGATCTGGCGGCCGTCATCGAACCGCCAGCGGTGCAGGCTCTCATTGAAGTTCGCCCCGATGGTGTACATGTCCCTGGAGCGGTCGATCACGCCCCGGAGGTTCGGGAAGGTGCGCCGGAAGATGATGCTCCGATCGTGCTCCAGCCTGGCTGCACCCAGCAGCAGGTCCGTCTTCCCGCCGCCGGCCGCGCCGCCGTAGAGCAGGATGTCGGCGGGGCTGTGGTAAGCGTCGGTCTGTGGCCCCGGGAAGGGCTGCCAACTCGCACGAAGCTCCAGGTCCGCCAGGATCCGCTGCTTCTCCTCGAGGGAGAGGCCCTCAAGAAGTCGCTGCTGCTCTTCCGGGGACAAGTCGTGCCAGGACGGACTTGATTCGTTCATCAACTTCCTCGTGAGATGCAGGCTTCTTGGGGTCATCGAGGCCCCGAATCTTGCGGATCCCGTCGACGGCCTTGTCTGCGGTTTCCAGGATCACCTTCGCGGTCTTCGGGTCGGGATCGTCTGCCCCCAGCAGGTCCGCTGCGAGCTGCATGGCCTTCAGGACCCGGCGATAGGTCGCCAGGCCCGTCTTCATGTCCGCCAGGTCCTCAGCAGCGGCCAGATTCTGGGCCCGCTTGACCTCTTCGGGCTTCATGCCCTTTTCGACGCCGGCCAGAGCATCGGCCACGATCTGGCGCTTCGTGCCGGTGGGGTTCTGCACCCATCCGCACCGTTTCGCCCGCATCCGGACCCCGGAGAACGAGACGCCATGCTTCGTGGCGATGTCCCGGAGGCTCATGCGCCCCGCCGAATAGAGACGTTCGATGGCCTCCCAGTCAGGCTCGGGCTTCGTTTCCAGGGGGACAACCTTCTTCATGGCCATGGCCAGATCCTCAGAACGATTCGCCGGTCAGGAAGTCAACCCAGGCCTGCCCGTCGAAAATCAGCACCAGGCCCACGGTCAGGTCGGTGAACATGTAGCCGCGGAGCGGATTGGCGGGGCGCACCTCGGTCGGACCCACGGGCCCCAGGCTGAACCAGCCATTGAAGGCCAGCGGCCGCTCATCCTCGACGGGGACATCCAGGAAGCGCTGGCCTTCGGGCACCTCGTAAAACCTGCCCTCGACGTTCATCGTCCGGAACGGCCCACCAGGTGGGGGGAGCATCCGGACCTTCAGCTGGGGCAGGATGAGCCGGCGGAAGTTCGGTGCGGCCAGGGCGGGGTTCGGCCTGGAGGTGACCGCCGGGGCTGAATTGCAGTCAGCCCAGCCCAGCGCCTTGAGGGCCTCCACATGCTCAGGCCGAACCTGGACGGGATACCCACCACCGGACTGGAAATAGCCCAGCTTCGCCCCTTCAGTGATGGCTGCGCGATCGGACCCCGGGAGCATGGGGACGGTTGCGGAAACGTGGCTCATACCGTGGCTCCAGTGGCGTCGATCCACTGCGTGTTCGCGGCGTTGCGCCAGATCGGCTTGTTCAAGGTGGTGTCGAAGAGGCACATCCCCGGCAGAAGGTCAGCCGTGGGGGGCCGCTTCGCCGTGGTGCAGGGCAACGCCTGGATGATCATGGAGACCCCTGTGGCGGCCTCCAACAGCGATTGAACATTCATGAAATTCGGAACGGATACCCAGCCATTCGCGTTCGGAATGAACGTGGTTCCGTTTATGTCGCAAAAGGATCCACCAGCGACAAAGAGGGTGTATGCCATGGGTCACTTCACTTTCTTGAGAGTGGAGGCCAGGCCGATCTTGGCGAGGGCCTCCTTGTTGGTTGAGGTGGCAGCCTTCTTGACCACGGGTGGAGCGCCGTAGCCGAAGGCCTTCGTGGCCTTCGCGGTCTTCCCGGCGCCTTCGTCGTCATCGGCGTCCTTGTAGCCAAGGGCATCGAGCTTGGTGCAGCAGTCCTTGGTGTCCTTGTGGATGCTGGCGAGCTTTGTCCGGTCTTCCTTGCTGAACTTGGTCATGGTTTCTCCTGCCTCCACCTTCGGGCCCCATCTGGCCCAGGCAAGGACAACGCAGCGCCAATCCCTGCGAACCACGCGAATCCCTGCGAAAAACAGGTCCCCGTCATGGCTTCGGGACCCGCAATTGGCCCTGTTCCAAGGCCGCCACGTCCTCAGCGCTCACGAAAATCCGGCCTCCCAACTGCACTTTGAGGCGAAGCATGGGCGCCTTCGGGTCGCAGAACACGCGCCGGAAGTAGTCGACGCTGTAGAGGAGCCGTTCCGCGGCGTCCTTGACGGGGATCCAGTCCCGCTCGATGGGGGTCATGCCACACCTCCGGGCCCGCGGGGCCCACGCTTGGGGAGCTGGAGCATCTGCTGATCGAGGGCGAGCCGCCGGTTGACCGCATCGGCCAGGCCATCGTCCTGGACGGGGCGCACGTCGCGCAGGAGCCACAGCAGCTCCGGCAGCAGGCCAAGCGGGTGCTCCAACGGCTGCCCGTGCTGGTTAATGAGGCAGATCCACTCATCGAGCCACTCCACGCGCACCTGGTGGCCCTGCCGTTGGTAGCTCGTCAGCCAGGCGGCCGCAAGCTCCATGCGCCGCACGGCGGGGCGGATTCGGGTCTGCAGGGTGTCGGGGGTGAAGTGGTGGGTGCTCATACCAGCCCTCCCCTCATGGCCTCCCAGTTCTCCGGGGTAGCAGGCTGTAGCGGGGCTGCGTCGGCTGGCACGATGACCACGCGCCGTTCGTGCTTGGTCGTCCCCTGGTTCCGAACTCCAAGCTCCACGATCCAGCCC